AGGCCCATTTAATGTATTCACCATATCTCCTACATTAATAGATTCAATAGTCTTCTTTTGACCGTCCGCCATTTCTAACTGTGTGCCTGCAAGCAAACACCCACCACTAACGACCGTCCGCGCGAACGGTCCCACTTCGGCATATACGTGGTTGACTGCAATACATGGCAAATCTTTTACTGTCAGGTGTGGAGTAATAATACGAAACAAACTCTTAAGTGATTTAGCTCGAGTCATATCAGCTACTGACTTTTCATTTTCTGCATCTTCAACTTCTTTCTTCGACGCAAGATTGCCAATAGAATCGATAAAAATGATTACCTTATCACCTTTTTTAATTTCTGCTAGGCGCTTTGTGATGTCAAATTTTAATTGTTCGATGTGTTCAAGTGGAATATGTAATACTCGTTCTGTGTCAATTCCATGCGATAACATATATTCAGGAGTAATGCCGAACTCAGAATCATAAAATAAACATACGGCCTCTTTATATTTCTTCATGTATGAACTTACACAAACAAGACCAAGATTAGATTTGAAGTGTTTTGAAGGTCCTGCAAGAATTGTAAGACCTGATACTATCCCACCATCAAGTATACCGCTAAATGCTACGTTGATAATAGGGATATTTGTTTGAACTAAATCTTTTGGAGCAAAGAAACTTGATGCTGCTACTGTTTCTGCTTTAATTGAACCTACTGCTTTAAGTTTGTCTAATAGACTCATGTATTTCTCCTTTCATTTACGACTTTTGATTTGTGCATGGAGTCGGATACCATGCAATTATTTATCAGTCAAAAAATGATTCTAATGAACTTTCTTCTCTCAATTTCCAGCCAGCACAATCTGTCAATGATTTCATTGCATTTTCTACTGTCTTCTCAAACTGCGTATCATAATCTAAGTATCCATGCAGTTTAAATTCAGGAGGCAAATCAATATTAGAAGGAAAGCCTATTACGTTTTGTCTAATTGGATTTGGCATCTTCAAATATAAGAATTTTATTTTGTCCCCATTTTGAATTTGTTGATATTGTTTGAATTTAACTGCATTCATATTGAACAGACAGGCTGCCCTTACATGCATAGGTACTGTCATGCCGGTTCTAATTGCATTATTTGCAAAATATTTGCCAATATCACTCACTCCCCGCGGGAATGCTACTTCACTAGGCGGCAATGTTTTGAATTCTTTCTCCAGTTCCAAAAATCTCTTTCGTAGAGTATATTCATCTGATTCAAACATCAACTGTAATAATTCTTTTAATTTATTTCTGCACCATTTAGGGGTAGACGACCTTACAATCTCAATTCCCATTACTTTAAGTTTAGGTGGATTGTATGCAACCCCTTCGGAGTTATATACATACATTGCGTAGTTCTTTTTTGCTCGATATAACATCTTTGACGCAATTGCTTCTCTCTTACTTCCCATTATTTTATCATAAGCATTCATTTTATCAAAAATCACACTGACGCTATTATTGATAATTGGTTGACATATTTTATTAGCGAAATCATCCAAAAATTTAACAACATCACCTGTCGATTTGTTTGACGCAAATTTATCTACAATTCTCTGACAATTAATAATCACAGAGTCAGTGTCGCCTGCAATAATATAATCTACATCTTTTGTTTCTAATATTTTATTGAAATTCATATTCAACAAATTTGCCAAATGGATGTCTGATAGTTGACCAGTAAGTGTAATCGCCTCAGCCATGCGATAATCATAATAATGGAACCCCTCATTGCCAATGCTGCCGAATGCAGAATTCGCCTTTTGTGTTTAAATGAAGTCGTTAATTTCATCCCATATAGCTGCATATTACTATGCAGAACAGACTATCTCTTCACCTTCACAGGTGCTATGCGCTTCGAGTCACTTGACCCTACGGCTTTCGCCTAGTCGTTACACCTTCCCATATTAGGGCTTGGCTCGGTATTGTCCCAATTTGGGATGTTCACCGAATTCACATAGTTTTCAATTACAAATTTCTTTGTATTGCGCCCACGATTAAGCGATTTTCAATGCAAGTTGTTTATTTTTTAATGCTGCTATTTTTGCTCTACTACTATTTCTCAATTCTAAAAGCTCGTCTAAAGTCATTTCTGAATAATTCATATGTTTCCTTTCTAATGATTATTGCCAATCTCTACGGTCGCGCTGCGCGTTCACTTATTTCCCTTTCTATAATTTGATATTCCGATTCTAGTCGAAGCATTTCTTTTTTAGCTATTGCACGACCAGTCATACAATATTCCATCAATTCTGCTAGAAATCCTTTTTTGGATTTATCATACATTGTACCATTTGCAGCAATTGTATGATTGATTGATTTTGCATAATCAATGGCAGCAATAGCATCTGCATCATTATCCAAGAAATTTCTTGCTCTAATATCATATTCCGGTGCTCTAAATGTCTCCGGCGATATGTTCCATTGACGAATAACAGAAGGATATAGGGATGAGAAGTCGAAAGACATACACCATCCATACATGCCCTGTATACCGTCTTTCACCCATGCACCTTCTACATCCCCCCTCAATCCATTTTTTCGAGGCGGAACTGCAATCTTTTTCTTATTCAAGTGATGATAGATGAATGCTTCCCATGGAGCAACAGTGCGATATACATCTCCTAGATTGCAATGATACATATATGCCATAGCAAAAGCAAGTTCAATCAACTTCATCTTGTCTTCTAATTTCTTAACAAGAATTGAGTCTATCGCATTATATCTCACGAAAGTGTCGAAGTGGTTTACGTAAGAATCTCTGAATGACACCCCTGGTAATTCAAGTTTTGTTTCGCCAAGTTCTTCTTGGGCAATAAATCCTAATGCGTACGATTCTTTCGATGAATATGTGCCGAATTTCTTATAGAGTTCAAGATAATCCAAGTCTATGATACCATAAATCTCATACGTCTGAATTTCTTTTCCACGGATATTAACCATCTTTTCACGAATATAATTGAATGGCGATAGCCGTTTAACTTGTGTCTCATCAAATAGTAGTTTGATTCGATTAATCATATATGGTATATCGAATCCTGATGTATTCCACCCCGTCCAAACATCTGGTTTTGTTGCAATCTGAAATTCGATAAAAAACTTTAATAGTTCTTTCTCAGTATCAAATTTTTTATATATAAAGGCATCAGACTCAACTTTATCAAACTCTTTTAATCCTAATACGACCGTTTTATCTGTTATATTATCGTGTATAGATATGAGAACAATCGGAATGCGCGCTGCCTGAATATCAGGAAAACCTTCTTCGGAATCCTCATCTACTGTTTCGATGTCTATCGTGTGAATTTTTACATGTGATATATCATATTCAATATCTCCTGGAAATTTTGAATTTATATATTGAAGGTTCCACTTAGTCATGCCATGAAGTTCAATCCCATGGACATCCTTATACATTTCTACATAATCTTTTGCTTCTCGGATATTATTGAATTGAATTGGTTCGAGTGGGGTGTTTTTGTATAAATCATTCCAAGATTTTTCGTCTCTATTTTTTGTGGAAACGAATAATGTAGGGCCAAAATCAATCTTTTCGATTATTTGTCGGCCCTTATCATATCCTCTATATAATATAGAATTACCAAGAGTTTGGCAATAAGTGTAAAATTTCATAATTATCTCCCTGTTATTATTTTAAACCATGTCAAGCCAACAATCAAATTATTTTGATTTGTGAATCTTTGGAGGAAGAATAATAACTCAATTACTCACAGCCCATTATCTTTGAAATGCTTATTGATTACTTCAAATGCAACAGGCGTATAATTATTCCTTTCTACAGATACGTTGAAGTACTTAGGGTCGTCGATTTCAGTCCAGACCGGTGAACCATGTTCTAAAGAAAATAATTGCTTCTTCACAGTTCCAGAATGTAAATGCCCATGCACGTTACTCCTCCACCTGCTTAGACTTCCTGGGTGGATTGGAATGTGGCTCAAATGAATCCTGTCTAGCATGTGACAAGACCTAACATCTTTAAAGTACTGATTATAAGCTGACATCTTCAAACTATCGTGATTTCCTTTAATGAGGACTTTTGCGCCATTCAATCTTGGCATGACATTATGAAAGTGAGTAGCACCAAAACACACATCTCCCAAGAAATAAACTGTATCATTTGGCCCAACAACTGAATTATGATTATTAACCATAGTCTCGTCCATCTCTTCACACGAGTCAAATGTCCTCAAATTTGAACCATCCTCGTTTAAAAATGAGAGGATGTTACAATGGCCAAAGTGTTGGTCTGCAATTAGAAAAGTGTCACTCATTTATTGCTCCTTTTGTAATCTCTTTTATTACTTTTGTTATGTCGCTTTGAAACTCATCTATTGTACCATTATTGAAAATTACAAAATCGATGTACTTTTCATCTAACGTGATATTGGACGCGTGATTGACTGCTCCGTTTATTTTATTATCAGAATCGAATTTATTATCGTCGCGAATAATATGGACAATAAATCCCCCCAAATCTTTTACTCTTTTAGCCTCATTCTCAAAACGTAAATCAGTATTGACAACAGATTGTCCTTTATTCCATGCATGCTCTATTCCTTCTTGGGCCAAATCGACCCATACGGAATCTTTAATTAATACTCTGCCCCATTCAGTACCTAGAGTTTGCGCCATGTATCTGATACTTCGCTCAAATTTATAATGGGCGGAATTTTTGATATTTGGGTTCTCAATGTCTTCCATCGGGATATTGAACATCGCCGAGAGTCCTCGTTTAATTGGGGCGGCAAATGATACTTTTGACCAATTACCACCATCTCGGATAAGATGATTTGCAAATGTGTCTTTACCAGACCCAGGTAAACCGTGGCAAGCAATGAGAATATGGGGCAATTTATCTTTATTATCAGCGCACAAAATTTCTACCCCCAGCTAGAAATTTCATTTTATTCCTTTACAATCTTCACTTTAAAACCAAGTAGGTTTTCGATGTCAGCAACAGACAATTCCTTTACAGGATGCATCTTTGCATTGAATTCTGCTTCGGTACATA